ATAGCAGGGGGTGCCGATAACGAGATGCATTACTCGGCAGCCTCTTGCGTGATCTGCGGCACATTGGTCAGGCTGGTGTGGTCAAACACGCTGAAGCCGCGCCGGGCAGCAAACTTAGCCGGATCTTCAGCCCACTTGTCCGCGCAAGCCTCCAGCCACCGCATGGTCATTTCATGCGTGGGGGCCTTGCCCTCGCTGATCAGCTGGTTCTCCATGCTGAGGTAGGCAAACATCTCAGCCTGCGCCTGGGCAGCGTTGATGCCCAAGTCAAACAGGTAGATCAGGTTGCCCTCGTCAATCATGCCATTGCGGCTACGGGCGGCACTGAGAGCCTGCTTCATGCAAGTCATGATGTGGTAGCGGGCCTCTTCGCGCTCGTAATCTTCCTCGGTAATCTCTTCCTTGCCGACCTTCTCAAGCAGTTGCTTGTGCTGGTTGACGAAGAAATTCATCTTCCGGATGGCGCCGTTGACGTGGTTCTGGGTGCCCTCAATGTGGCTGTTGATCTCTAGGATCTCAATTTCAAGCAGCTCACGGTCCAGCGGATCTTCCGCCTGGGCCAGATCGCGCTCTTTCTTCTTGAGTTCATTCTGCTTCTTGCGAAGGCCAATATAAGCTTCCTGCAGAGCAGACCGGGTGCGGTCAATCTCGGCCAGCGTGTGCTTGATTGACCGGATGGGCGTGATGGCCGTGACATCCAGCGTCACGCTCATGAATTGGCTGTGCGACTTGTGGAAGTTGCTGGTGTCGCGCACGACAGCAGGCATACGATCCTGAATGTTTTTCAACATCAGATTGTATTCCGGCTTCTTTACAGCCAGCGCAGTGTTGATGTTGCCGATAATCAGATCGTTAGACAAAAGGGTTCTCCTGTTTTGGGTGCTTACTGAACACCACCGTTAGAGCTTGAGCAAGCGGCTAAATCACTCAACTCAGAAAGCAAATCTCCAAAATCTGCCGCATTCCCCGCCGAGCTTATTGTAATATAATTAATCACATTTAACCTAACAGTGCCGCTGCCGCCTCCAAAAATCCCCCGACTATTTGAGGAGCATGAGGCAAAAACATTTACAGCAGTTGGTAAGTCCCCAAAATCTGTCGCATTACCAAGCGTTGCGATTGTGATGTAATCAATGACATTCACTTTGGTGGGATTGGTATCACCGCCAGCAAAAACACCCCTAGTGCTAGATGAACAAGCAGTAAGATTTTCTCTTGCTACAGTTAAATCGCCAAAATCTATAGAATTACCAACTGATGCTATAGTGATATATTGCAATACATTCGTAGGGCCAGTAGAAATAAACCCGCCCCCAATAACGCCGCGCGTTGAAGATGAACATGCAGACAGCGTGTCATTGTCAGCTAGAAGATCCCCAAAATCTATTGCATTCCCTACTGACGCAATTGTTATGTAATCAATCACATTATAGCGAGTGGCGCCATCACCTAAGCCGCCCCCCGCAAAAATACCACGCGTTGTTGATGAGCAAGACGCAAGATCTTCTCTGACTGCGGTTAAATCTCCAAAATCTGTTGCATTTCCAAGAGAAGCAATAGTTACATAATCAATGATATTTGAGCGGGCTGCCCCTGTAAATCCGCCCGCAAAAATACCACGAGTGGTTGAAGCGCAAGCCGTAAGGCCAGATCTTCCTGCGGTTAAATCCCCAAAATCTATAGAGTTACCAAGAGTTCCGATTGTGATGTATTGGATAACATTTGTCCTTGAAACCGAATTGCTATTGCCACCGCCAAAAAGACCACGATCAAGATTTCCAGCAATCGGCCACAGGTTTTGCTTCAGCCAATACGTCATCTGGTCCAGCGTCCACACCCCAGGCGCCGTGCCGCTCTGATACGGGCCAGTAGGGGTGACGGGGGTCTTTCTAATGATGCCCGCAGGCCATTCACGAGACATGGTTAGACCCCCTTTGCTTCATAGCTTCCATCATAATATGACGCTTTTTAAGCCATTGCTTTTTTGCTGCTTCACGCAACAATTCTTTAGTCTTTTCAGTAGTGGGGTGTCCACGCCTACCCATTAAAGATGCGCTTATTTTTGCGCGCTGCTCTAATGGTATTGGCCTACCTTTGAATTTTTCACGAAGTTTTTGCCCCATTTCAGGAGGCCTTTTTTGCCCCCGATGAGCAGCGCTAATTTTGGCCTTATGTTCAGAACTAAATTTTCGTCCATACCAATAATTGCGCTCACCTGTCATCGCCGCAACAACACCCTCACCACCCCCACATAAATTATATCCACTTGGCGCAAGGCAGCCATACTTATCAATAAATTGTTTTTCTTGCTCCATACATTCACGCCGAGAGCCTACAAACAAAATAGCCAAATCAAAAGAGTTAATGCCATAGGTTTTTATTGCATTTTTTATATATGATTTTGACCCGCTATTCCCTTTTTTATGGTCTTTAATGCGACGCCTTAAACTCCACGTCATACCAACATACTTCATGCCATTTACAGTATTACTTAAAAGATACACGCAATTTTGCCCAAAGGGTGGACACTCTTCCACCGTGATCCCGCCGGGCCATTCGCGTGACATGGTTACAGACCTCCGTGGGCGTTTGAGCAGGCGGCTAATTCTTTTCTTGCTGCTGTAAGATCACCAAAATCTAATGCGTTTCCAATCGTCGCTATTGTTACATAGTTAATTGTGTTGGTATTGGAGCCAGTTGTGCCGCCGCCAAATATACCCCTTGTGGTATTTGAACAACCAGCAAGATAAGCAACAGTTATTAATAAATCCCCAAAGTCTGTGGCATTCCCCGCAGATGCAATTGTGATATAATCAATTGTATTAACACGACTCGCTCCCTGACCTCCCGAGAACAACCCCCGCGTTGAACTTGAACATGAGGCACATCCAGATACACTTTGTGTTAAATCACCAAAATCAACAGCATTCCCCGGCGAAGCAATTGTTATATAATCTATTGTATTTACATTAGAAGCAACAAAACCACCACCGAATACTCCGCGCGTACTATTTGAGCAGGCAGACAAATATAAACGCCCTTGGGTTAAATCACCAAAATCTGTAGCGTTCCCTATAGAGGCTATTGTTACATATGAAATAACATTCGACGGGCCTGTAGCCCCACCCCATATACCTCTCGTTGAATTTGAACATGAGGAAGTTCCTCCCATGTCTATTGTTAAATCTCCAAAATCTGCTGTATTGCTTTTTATTGAAAATGTAACGTATTGAATTACATTTGTAGCAGAGCCTCCACCAAACAAACCTCTAGTGGCGTTACCACACCCAGCTAACAAAACTGTCGGTTGGGTTAAATCCCCAAAGTCAGTTGCATCGCCAGTAGTTGTGATAATTACATAATCAATTATGTTTGTAGCATCTGGTGTGCCACCCCCTCCAAACAAACCGATATCGCCGCTCAGTGGTGTAATTGACCACAACCCCTGCCCCACCGCTTGAAACTGCGCCACGAGGTTCCAGACACCGGAATAAGTCGGCATAGTTATAGTCCTCCGTTACCGGCAGATAAACCAGCAAGATAATAATTTACTTGGAGTAAATCCCCAAAATCTGTCGCATTGCCTGTCGTAGCAATTGTAACTTTATCAATAACATTGCTAGATGGGCTACTTCCACCAGCAAAAGCAACGGTACTTGTTGAGGAAACCGCCGCTCTTCCACTAAGAGTTACTGTTAAATTACCAAAGAAAGTTGCATTTCCTGTTGTGGCAATTGTAATATATTGAATTGAACTTGAATTTGCACCATCATTTCCTGAACCAATAATGCCTCTAGTAGAGTTAGATGCGGCGGCAAGTTGAATATATGCCCCTGTAAGATCACCAAAATCTGTAGCATTCCCTGTTGTCGCTATTGTAACGTAATCAATTACGTTTTGTTTTACACTAGAGGAGTTTTTGCCGCCACAAAAAACACCTCTAGTGGGAGAAGATAATGCCGCTAATTCATCTCGCCCAACTGTGAGTTGCCCAAATGTTGTTGAGTTACCTGTGGTACTGATAGTTATATAATTAATAGCATTTGTTGAGTTTGGGGTTAATCCCCCCCCAAAAACTCCTCTAGTGGCAGAATTACATGCAGCTAATGTATAATTAGCAATAGAAAGCGACCCAAAACTTGTTGCATTTCCCGTTGTTGCGATTGTTATGTATTGAATATCAGCAATTCTACCAGCTGTATTTGGGGAAGCAAATCCACCAGCAAATATACCGCGAGTTGTACTAGCGCATGCGCCCATTTGTTCAAATTGAGTGTCACCAGCCGCATTAGATAAGTCGCCAAAATCTGAAGTATTCCCCGTTGATGCTAACGCAACATACTGAATGACATTATTTTGCCCCCCACCAAAAACAACTCTTGGTGGCACCGCAGGCGTCACACTATCGCTAGCCGCGCTAAACGCACCCGGCCCAAAAGTATTCAACGCCCAAACTTGAAACGTGTACGCCGTGCCATTTGTAAGACCCGTCACCGTAACCGGCGATGAAGCACCAGAAGCCGTAATCTGGCTTGGGTTGGAAACCGCGTAATACGCGCTGATAGCCGATCCGCCGACATTCGCGGGCGCCGTAAACGACACTGTAGCTTGAGTATTGCCAGCCGCAGCCGTAACCCCCGTAGGAGCGTCAGGGTTTCTCAACGGATCATAATTGGCTGAGATAAACCCAGCAGGCGGGCGCAGCGGCATATCAAACCCTCAACAGTTAAATTACAAAAACCTACGCATTTATCTCCTCCCACGAGCAAGTCACCACAAGATCGCTTGCAGTGCCAGCCGTAGCGCCAATTGACTCATTCTCCAGCAGATACAGCGCCGTCGTCTTGTCCAAGATGATCAGCGTGGCATCTGCAGGCACAGAAATCGTGGAGGCAATCGGGAAGGCAGTGCCACCCAAAGCCGCCGCGCTGTACTTGTTGATGGTGATGTCAGCGGCATTCGTGCCGTCAACATTCGCCACCATGATCATATTGATCTTGTAGACCTTGCCGCTAGAAGCCGCATTGCTGACGATAGACGTCGCGCTGGTCGTGGTGAGAGAAACGCTAGAGTTGTTGCCGTAAATGGCAGCAACATTGACAATATTCGGGTTTGCCACCGTCTTGCTCCTTACAAGCCAAAGATCATTGCAAAAGCGATGCTCTGGCCCTTACTGACGCCAGCAGCAGGCGTTGTGAAAGTCAGAACACCAGCGCCGTTAGTCGTCACAACCTGACCATTCGTGCCATCTGCTGTCGGATATTTCAGCCCGGCAGGATTGTTCATAAGCCGCGTGACCGTGCCAGATGCATTCTCCGCATAAAGCGCCATGTCAGTGTTGGCAATGTTGATCGCAAGCTCACCAGGGCTGAGATTAGCCGCAGACGGCACAGCAGCCGCTGTCGTGGTGCGATACAGCTGAATAGGCGTGTAGCCTGTCTGAGCCATTAGAAAGTACCCCCATCAATGCCACCCCAGGCTGGGGCAGACGTGCCGGCAGACAATAATACCTGACCGGCTGTTCCATTCGCAATAAACGAAGTAGCCCCCGCCCCCGTTTGATACGGGATCTGGCTGGCAATGCCACCGGCAAGATTGGTTGCCGTGCCGACAGACAAAGCTGATTGCGCTGACCATGTCGGGCTGCCAGCACCGCCAGAAAGCAGCACCTCATTTGAACTACCAACAGAGGTGAAAGCGTAGGCGGATCCGGTGCCATAGGCCACCGCTCCAGCAGTTGGCGTTGCCGTGGCATTTGTGCCGCCATTGGCTACAGGCAGCGTACCAGACACGGCCGCAGTAAGATCAACCTTGCCCCAAGCGGGCGCAACGCCAACGCCACCAGACAGCAGCACGTTACCCGTAGCAACGTCAGGAAGAGCCGCCAGAGTGGTGGTGCCGCTGGCGTAGATAATGTCGCCAATCGTGTATGAGGTCAGCCCCGTGCCGCCGTAAGCGGCGCCAATGGCTGTTGCATTCCATGTTCCGGCAGTCAGCGTACCAACACCGGTAATACCCGTGTAGGAGCCGGAAATCCGCCCGCTATCAATCGTGCCAGAGGTAATCTGGCTGCCGGCAATCGCGATGGAAACGTCAGCCGCAGCAGTCAACTGCCCCTGGGCATTGACCGTAAACGTGCCGACAGCAGACGCAGACCCATAGGA